ATGTTTTGGAGACCTGATGTGGTGATCATTGAGGCAAAAGCTTCTGGATTACCCCTTACTCATGAGTTAAGACAGATGGATATTCCAGTTATCAATTTTACCCCTAGCAAAGGTAACGATAAACATGTTAGAGTGAACTCAATTGCACCTCTTTTCGAAGCAGGCAAAATTTGGGCGCCCAAACATAAACAATTTGCTCAAGAAGTGATCGAAGAGTGTGCTGCATTTCCGCTTGGAGATTATGATGACTATGTGGATTCCATGACGCAAGCGATTATGCGTTTAAGAGGGTCACATTTTGTGACTCACCCTGAAGATTACAAAGAGGAAAAATTAAATAGAGGAAATAACTTAGTATACTATGGCTAAAAAATTAATATTAGAGAATTTACTGAAATTGGCTTCAGGTATTGGAGCAAACCCAAATAAATTTATGGGAACTCGAACCAATATTACTTTTTTAGGAAAAGGTCCTCAAAAAAATCCTTTGTTCCAGAGATATCTACCTGGATTAGAAAATGCAACGCAAGCCAACCTCGGTTCCCGATCCGCGCTCATTGAAGCTACCGAAGATGCGATGGGATTTGCGTCTGCTGGTAAATTAAACGATATCCAACTCAAAATTTTAACTGAAAACTTAAGCGGCATTAATAAAATTTTAAATCCGCCTCCTTTACCAACAGCGAGTGTTGTTCCGCTTCGTTCAGGAATCATGAACACGGAAAGAGCGGGGATGAAACGAATGGTCGATGCTAAGCCAGGTTCTCAAGAACAGATAGATGCGATGACGGCGTATACGAAGTCCGCGCTTCCGGAACCAGGGCCCGGGGATATCGCAGCTATGAATATAGCTCGAACACGACAAACAGGAATTTCTCGAGCGATTGCCAGAGAGATTTTATTAAAAGATACAAGACTCAATCTTTCTGATGATGTGATTAATAGTTTAAGAAGCAAATCTGATTTAGTTAGAGGAGCAAATCAGCAAAGTGATCCTTTAGAACTGATGAAGCAGTATTATGGAAAATCAATGTTAAACTATGATGATTTTTTAAATCAAGTTAATTTAAATGTAGCATCACCCGGCGAATATGCGGATATGGTTTTAAAACATATTAAACTAACCCCAAGTTTAACGTTTGCGGGTGGAGGCTTAGCGAATGTATTACAAGTTAATGATACAGTCAGTCGCTATGATTTAATGTAATGGCATTAATTTTTAAAGATCTTGTTGGTCAAGTAGATGATGCAAAATTAGATAGACAAAGAGAGAGACTAGGATCTGTTGGAAAAGACGAAAGATATTTAAAAAAAGTGTTTAGAGGAAAAGGAACACCTTTTTGGCCTTTTAAAGGTAAAAGTATTCTTATTTCTGAAAAAGATTTAAATATGGCTCTTGAAGTTAGAGACTATATAAAAAAAAATAACGGGTTTGTTTCTAATGTAGAATCAATGGCAATTGACTTGGCTGGAAAATCAGCTGCAGGTAAGCCCTTAAATAGAAAAGGAGTTGAAAGAGCATTAGCATTAGCTATAGATGCTTTTCCAGAGTTAAAAAATTTTAAATTTGCTGCAGACGCATATCCTAACATTGATGTTAGAAAATTTAAATATCTAGAAATGGTCGCAAAAAGCTTTGCAGACTATTCAAAAAATAAGGCTCCTAAAGCTCTTTTACCAGATAGCATGATTATGAATTATGATTTATCTAAAGTTGCAGGCAATCCACAAAGAAAGAAAGGATTTTTTAATCTAAGAAATAAATTAAAACCTGCCGATAGAAAATTTGTTAGCGATAGAGTTGCAACCTTAACAGGTAAAAACTTTTCTTTACAAAATATTAAAGAAACGATTACGGACGCAGAAAAAATTAGAAGGGGCGAAGGTCAAAAGGTGGCAAAATTAAAAATTAATGCTGACATACACAAAGAAATAAAAAAACTTGCTGAAGACAATAAAATTAAAAATTTATTAAAACTTCCTTTAGATAACAAGAATCAAAGTGCGTTATTGGCAAGAGCCTCAACATTAGTTGACGGAGATGTATCCAACGCAAGTCGTAGGCTGTTTCAAATGGCTCAAGCTATGTCGACTAAAACTGACAAATATAATCTTTTAAATGTAGAAAAAAATAACATTGCAGCTGATAAATTAATAAATACAGCAAGAGTAATAGGTGGCGTAAGTAATGAATATGCAGCATCGGGTCGTCTGTACGAGCACTATGCAAATGTAATAGATAAAACTTTAGGAGCGGGTAAAGGAAAAACTTTTTTAGGTTATTATCAAGCTGGTATAAAAAGACTTTTAGATGCTGGTCAATCTCCTGATGAAATATTTAGTGTGACTGCTTCTGCTAAAAGAGGGTTGTCTCCTTATGCGATATTTACGCAAAGGTTAAGGTCAGATGTTAATAGCGCTATTAAAGGTGCTTATATTGATGGGAAACTTTCTACCAAACATGAAGAACTTCAAAAAATATTTCAGGGAAGAACTTGGAATCAATTAAATGCTGCGGATAAAAAAGCTGCAAATGCGTTGGTTGAAACATTTGAAAAAACAAAAATAGATGCATTAAATAAACCCGTAAACCCTGGAGCTGTAAGAAGGGGGGCTAAACCAATTTATCTAACAGCAGCGGAGAAACGAAATATACAATTACCGGAATTTGATCTTAAAAATCCTCCATCTAAATCAATAGAAGGTTTTAGTGAAAGGTTTGTAAAATACCCTAAACTAAAAACAGCCTTTGAGGAGTCTTTTAAAAGACTTGGCTATGGTATGAAAGTTCCAAAAACATTTCAAACTCAAAAAGAACTTTTAATATCCTTAGCTTCTAAAAATACAAATAATATTTGTTCGACACTTGGACCAATAAAATTTGCTCAAGGGGGATCTGGTTGTGCAGTACAGATGGCTGAAGCTTTAGACAATGATCCTATTGGAACAGGTAATAAAATTAAAAATTTAAAAGTAGAAGGTGGTGTTGTTAACAGAGTTAAAGGCGCAGCAACAAACTTTTTAAGTCTTTTGGGTAAAGGCGGAATGAAAGCAGCGCCGCTAGCAGCCGTTGCTGCAGCAGGTGCAATTGCAGAGCCTTTAGTGAAACAATTTAGAAATGATGATCCTTCAACTTATTTATCAAATCCAGAACAACAAAAAGGAATGTTGTTATCTATGCTTGAAGCAGAAACTCCACAAGTTGATGAAGAAATTTTAAAATGGCAATATCCAGGTATTGCTGCAGGAGCTGCAGCCTCGATTCCTGGTTCCAGTGCTATGTATAAAGCTAGAAGACTCAACATAGGTAAACCCGGAATGGGAATGGCACGAGCTGCATTAGGACCCGTAGGAAAAGTATTAGCAGGATCGTTTTCTCCATTAGCTGTAGCGGCAAGTTTACCCATAGGTATCGCTGCTCAAGTTAAAGGAGGATCAGATCTCGAAGATATTGCAACTGATCCATTTAATTGGATGGGACCTGCGTTTGCTAGTTCAGGAGCTGAATTAGCAACTAAAGGCATGAAGCCTACAGGAATTTTATCTAAAGCTTTAAGATTAGGTATGAAACCATCAACATTAAGACTAATATCCAGTAGATTTGGATTACCGGGACTAGCATTATCAGCAGGATTAAAAGGTTATGACATCTGGAAAAACAGAGAATAAAACTCTTGTTGTAAATATGCAACACGTAAAGTGGAAAGCAATTCCTCCTTTGAAGGGACCTGATCCACAAGGCTTGAATAATGAATCTAAACAGGTTAAAACAATAATAAATTCGGGAGATATAAATGGTAGACAAAATAGACAAAGCGTTACCCAACGTAGATCAAGAAGTTAATATACAACCAGAAGAAATTACGGTTACAGAAACCGATAAATTATCTGAAGTGACCCCAGAAGGGGCTGAAGTTGTTATGGATGAGCAAGGCGGAGCGGAAATTAATTTCGATCCGATGGCTCAAGCACAACAATCTCAAAGCCATTTTGATAATTTAGCAGAACAAATTGATGATACCGAATTAGGTAGACTCGGCTCAAAATTATTTGATGATTATAACCAATATAAATTTTCCAGAAAAGATTGGGAAGATACATACACTAAAGGTTTAGATTTATTAGGATTTAAATATGTAAATCCTACACAACCCTTCCAAGGTGCTAGTGGTGCAACTCACCCAGTTCTTGCTGAAGCGGTTACCCAATTCCAAGCACAAGCTTATAAAGAATTACTTCCTGCGGATGGTCCTGTTAGAACTCAATCCCTAGGAAAACCTAGCCGTCAAAAAGAAGACCAAGCGGTTAGGGTAAAGAATTTCATGAACTATCAGCTCATGAATGTGATGAAAGAGTATGAACCCGAATTCGATCAAATGCTTTTTTATCTCCCTCTTGCCGGCTCTGCCTTTAAAAAAGTTTATTACGATGAACTTTTAGGCAGAGCGGTATCTAAGTTCGTACCGGCTGATGATTTAGTGGTTCCATATACAGCAACGTCAATTGAAGACGCAGATGCGGTAATGCACACTGTTAAAATGTCGGAGAACGATTTAAGAAAAAAACAAGTGGGTGGCTTTTATAAAGATGTTGAATTAAAGCCAGGATACGATCAAGAAACAGAAGTTGAAAAGAGAGAACGACAACTGGAAGGAATTAAAAAAACAAGAGACGAAGATATTTTTACAATTATCGAAGCTCATGTTTATTTAGATCTTGAAGGTTTTGAAGATATGGATCTTCAAACTGGAGAGCCTACAGGAATTAAACTTCCTTATATTGTGACCATAGAGTCCAATACAAGAAACATTCTTTCTATTAGAAGAAACTATCAACCTAACGATCCATTAAAAAAGAAAGTTGAATATTTTGTTCACTTTAGATTTTTACCTGGAATGGGTTTTTATGGTTTTGGTTTAATACATATGATTGGCGGATTATCAAGAACAGCAACCACTGCTCTACGTCAATTACTGGATGCAGGAACTTTAAGTAATTTACCTGCAGGATTTAAACAACGAGGCATACGAGTAAGAGACGAAGCTCAAGCAATACAGCCTGGCGAATTCCGAGATGTCGATGCACCTGGAGGAAGTATTAAGGATGCATTTATGACTCTTCCATTTAAGGAACCTTCACAAACATTACTACAACTAATGGGTATTGTTGTGTCGGCCGGACAGCGTTTTGCCGCCATAGCTGACATGCAGGTTGGTGACGGCAACCAACAGGCTGCTGTTGGAACAACTATTGCTCTCTTAGAACGTGGTTCAAGGGTCATGTCAGCCATACATAAAAGATTGTATGTGGCGATGAAAACAGAATTTAGTTTATTAGGGAATGTCTTTAAAACTTATTTACCTCCTGAATATCCTTACGATGTTGTAGGAGCTCAACGAAATGTAAAAGTTGCAGACTTTGATGATAAGATAGATATTATTCCAATTGCAGATCCAAACATTTTTTCACAATCTCAAAGAATTTCTATGGCACAAACGGAATTACAATTAGCAATGGCTAATCCAAGACTTCATAATTTATATGAAGCTTATCGTTCAATGTATCAAGCGATCGGAGTTAAAGATATTGATAAAATTTTACCTCCTCCACCACAACCAACGCCGGTTGATCCTGCGGTTGAAAATATTATGGCTTTATCTTCAAAACCTTTTCAAGCTTTTAAAGGTCAAGACCATCAAGCACATATAACTTCGCATTTATCTTTTATGTCTTCTAATTTAGCTAGAA